ACGTATATGTCGTATTGTGTTAATTCATTTATTTAAATTTATTTTTGTTTGAATTTGATGGAATTTTTTATTGATTAAGTTGATTTAGTTTATATTTAAATTGATTAAAATAACGGAGCGTAATTAGTAACTTAAAGTGACGGGGCTCTATATTCAAACGCTTCAGTGGGTCGATGCTCGCGCTGGCGGGTGGTGTATATCCATACGTATCGATTAATATCAATCTCTGTTCGGTCCGGATAGGACAGTGCATTAGCGCTGGTCAGAACCTATTTGCAAAATGTATAAGGCGCTGTGTCCACATTGGACGGTGGGATTTTATTAGTGTAACTCTGTGCCCGATGGCCGAAAGATTGAAGATCGTCACTGGACTTTTTTGATTACCGACCGTCACAATTACTTTTAGTGACGAGTAACTAATTGTAGCGATCGAAATATTTCCATGTCTCGAATACAACAAAACCAAACATTGATTTATTTTAATTCATTGTAAGGACCGAAAGAATGTGTTGCAGCGCAACAAGAATTAATAAGGGTGGACGTGGGGTCAAAAGGTAGGGCCAAACCATACTGCATATTAGAGGTTACCTCCATATTGCAATATAGTCTGACCCCACCCCTTATACCTGCCCCCACCCCCGGGGGGTTAAATCTATTGCCGCCCTAAGGTAATTCCCCGATACCCATTTACCCCGTGCAATATAGCTGCGCGCATTACAGATTGCTTTGTGTCAACGCACGCCGCAGTAAATGATTCATAGAATCGCTGAGCTGACATCTGATGAAATCCATTCATCGCTGCCCATGTCGCATACGCCGCGTAGATCTCCGTGCGCGCTGTAAACGCTCGGCCCTCAAAGCTAACTCTCTCTTCGATGAAGCCTCGCATTGGATCAGCCTCCATCTTGAAACGCTCAGTGGCGCTGGCGACGGATGGCGGAATGGCGAACGACCCACGTCGCATGACTTGCTGTAGACCACCAACCGCGCCCCTCAGTAGCCCCTGTAAATTCCTAGGAGAGGTGAGCCTGTCTATGAGGAGGGTGTCAGCTTTGCCAGCCGGGAAAAAGGCGCTGAACGGGACAACGACCCAACGGCTGAAGAAACCCTCTGTGGTGTCCGCTGTCCGGGGAAGCGCGTTGAACGCAGCGACCATGAGCGCGCGACACCTGAACGTGAAAGGGTTCTTGTGCTTGTGCTGCGCCATCATGTAGTCACCACCAGTTAATTGCTTGAATTGCTCTGTGCTCTTGAAGATGCGAGGGTCAACGTCACCAACGAGATTTGCCAACTTCCCGTAAAGCTGCGCTGACGAAAACTGACTAGAGTCCAATGCTTGAGGGGTGACGGCTGAGATGTTGCTGTGCCCCACAAGCATTCGAGCCAATCTGATAAATGTGCCCTTCCCATTACGGCCTGATCCGTATAGGAGAATGGCTTTGTGTAAAGGGTTGTCGTTGTAAAGCATGTATCCAAGGATCTCGTATGCAAGCTCGATCGCGTCACCAGGGAACACCTGCCTAAAGAACTCATCGATATCAGGGCAGTCAGCGTCGTCATCCCACTCAACAGGGATACGCATTGTGCTTACTACAGAAGGATTATGCGGATACAGCTTGCCGGATTTCCAATCCAGCAAACCATTTGGCAAGTTCAGGTAACGCAAATCCTGTCCGTCATCAGTGATGAACGGCTCACGGTGCTCGACTACCTTCCGCACATTCTCAGCGTGCGCTGGCCTCCATCGTTGGCGTAGAAGGGATTCAGTGCGCCGGTAGATCTCTGCCTCACCATCAGGCACCCATAGTCCATCGGTGTGCCGGTAAATCATTCCACCAGGGCCGACAGCCAATTGTCCTGTAGCCTCAACAGATTTGCGTAATGAGCGCGCCTTGAGTCCATGCTTGGTATCGAAAAACCTTGCAGGGTCTTGACCTCGTTCCGCTTCCTCTACCTCGCACGGGTCACCTTGGCGCACGCGCTCTATCGCTGTTTTCTCAATGGCACCAACGCATGCCCTAGCCCATTCCGCCTCAGGTGCACCAGGATCGCGCCTGCCGGACTCATCAGCTTGTATGGTGAATGTGGATTTGAGCTTAGCTAACGCTGCGTGTCCCCCTTTGTGTCCCTGGCTAATTTCAGCCAACACTGACCACACAGCGTTAACCATCGCATCGTGTAGCCCACCTAGATCAGCGTGCTTGCGCATCAGCCTAAGATGCGTCAGTACAACCCTTTTCATTTGTGGGCAGGGCGATCCAGCGCCGTGCTCTTGAATCCACAAGCGCGCATCCACTTCCGCACGATCGCGACGAACGTAGCCGTTGCCGTTGGTGAGACTAAGCCACGCTTCGGGCAAGTCCGCGAATTCATCGGGCGCTGGCAGATACTGCAAAAGCCTTGCGCCACCTCGTGAGTTTGTGATCCATCGGTATTGATTACCGTTAGGATGTACAGACGGAGGCACAACCACATAGCGGTAATGACGATAAATGATATCAAGGCCAGCCCCTAACTTACCCGGCCACGTTAGCCCACCTGGTGTGACAAACCAGAGGTGATATCTGTCGACGTCACCACGGAATGTCATCCACGTAGGCGGCAGTGCGCCTAGCGAATTTTCAAGCTCTGCAAGCGTTTCCTTGCCCGATGGCCCGTCAATGTCAAACACGACAACGCCATCCGGCACGATGGTGCCAATGTTCTTTGCTCCCTTGTCAATCCGTTGCTTGTCCCCGTTGCGATAGATGCCAGCAAGCCACTCTTCTAAGGTTGTCTCGGTATAGTCCAGATCATTGGGTACTCCCTTGGGGGGTGGGAACTTCTTACCCGATGGCAAAGGAATGGGAAGGAAGCCTGCTTGCAAGTAATCCTCTGCTGCTGTATGGAAGGGCGACCATCCCAGTGCCACAGGGCTAGGGACGTTGACCCCTGGTGTGTTATCGTCGGTTCGGTGTTTCGGGAGCGCCGAACGCTGGTACACCATTTCCTCTCCTCTCTGCGCAAGAGAACCCCCACGCTTTATGAGCGAGGGGGTTCTTGCTATCTGTCTCTGTCTGTGTGCCAAATCCACGCTTCAAAGTCGTGATCCCACACGTACTTACCAGGGTAGCGTGAAATCGGCCCTGAGGCGTTTCTAGGGCGCTCTATGGTGCCATCCCACGACGATGGGCACATGAGCTTAACTCCGTCTCGCGGTCCACCTTGCGCCCTGCTAATCAGCGTCGCCACACCTATTCCTTTCCAGATAAAACGATATCCCCCGGCTAGGGTGTGGACCTAGAACCGGGGGATATCGCGGTAGCGAACTTCGATCGCCAAAAAGAACACGCTACCTAGCAGGTCACTCAGACGGCCCGATGAGCAGCACCTTGACCTCTTCGGTGCCAAGCGGCGCGTAGAACTTGCCGACACAACCGCTCGACTTCGGGGGGGTGAACACGGCGTAGCTCTTGGTGTCGCCAACGTATTCGAGTACCACGGGGACGCGGGTACGGCCATCCTCGCCTGTGCTGGTGGCAGCAGCCTTAGCAGGCGTCGCCTTGGCCGCCTTGGCAGGCGTGGCTTTGGTGGGGGCAGCGCCGTCAACGGCATCCGCCTTGGGGCGACGCGAACGGCTCGGGCGCGTGCTAGCTGTCTCAGCCATAATCTTACCTTTCCTCGGGTGCCCTCTCTGGGCTACTGGTCACAGACTCCATGGGGAGTTAATTACTGTCAAGTGTGATGTGGGTCACACTTCCTTGCTTGCCTGCTCACAAGCCTTGCAAGTGTGCGTAGCGGCCCATCGATCATAGACGCCACGTGCGATCGCTCCCGCGTGATAGCTGTAGATACTGCGCAAGTAACCCTCACGCCTTACGGGGGTGTAGAGATGGTGCAACTCTAGTAGTTCTTTTTCAGTAAGCTCACCCAATTCCTGATAGATCTTTAATGCGTCCTTAGATGAGTGCGCCAATACCGGATGACTAGGCATATATTTACCTCCCTGTCACGGATGGGTGAGATCACAGCGCCTGCCTCTCGCACAAGCACAGTCCCAGATTGCATTTGATGATGTCCCATCAGACAGCTTCCACGGGCGCGAGAGCGTTGATTGTTTGATGCGCCGCAGCTTCACTACCCCGTGTTGCATAGCTGCAAACGCGTCTTTCCCTGGCCCGTTTGGTGACCAGCGCTTACGCCCTGGTGGCTCAAAACCCATTAGGTGTAAGCGATCAGCTGTAATCTGTGTGCGCTGGCTACGGTCTTGAAGCTCAAGTGCTAGCCCTTGCTTCTGACATTCCCAATCGAGCACAGCGTTTATGCGGATGGGACTAACTAATTCCTTTCCGCCTATAAGCTGTGCCAGCGCGAAATCCTCACTCAGTACTGTGATCTTTGTGGTGAACGGCATAGGCTCGAAATGCGCGCGACGGATGAGCGCTACCGCTGATGTCAGTTGCGCCGTCTCGGTACCTGAGAACTCCCCACAATCCCACGATTGGAGGTTGGCTAGCACCTTGTGCTCTGGCCGCGAAAACGCCCTGTAGTTGAGTACGAAGTGCGCCCAACCGATAGTGCCGCCCGGATCGAACACGATTAGATGGAACTCATTAGGTACGCGTGCCATTAGCGCCTTGAACGATCCGCGCGGAAGCGTCGTCATGCGTGAACCTCCTCACATGTTCGGCGACGCACGCCGGACATACACACTGACAATTTTTATATTCGCCAGTGCATTTGGTTTCATCGTGATCAGGTGTAACGCTCCCCCTCTCGACTTCCTCGCCGGTAGGGTCCACCAGAATCCATTGCAGTTCATCGGTTATCCCGACATCGTTGATGATCGGAATCCCCATCAGCTGATAGAGCAATGGTGCGCCGTATAGGATATCTCGTAGCTTGTCTATCTCGCGCTCTGCCGCTGGTGGTTGGTACCGCTGCATGAGCCTTGCCGACAACGCAGCGCTCATATGGATTCGGTGACCGTTGTAGCGCCTGGTATCAAAGTGCTCCTTGGTCAGTACCTCTATACGCTCGAAACTCATTGGCGCACCAGCCATTCAAATTTGTTCGAGAGATTTTCCTTGTCAAGTAGTTCCGCCCAAGTAGCCGCATAGGCTGCCAGCGCTAGCAAATGATCCTGTAGCATGGGGTTGTTCGGCTCTAGTGCGCCATACTTGAACGCAGCGCCGACGCATTCCCCCAACGTAGCTAGGCGTTGGGCTGCTGAGACTTCAGGATTGAAGTGAGAGTTAGCCTCACCCAGTCGCATATGCTGAGCAAGCGATTTGGCCTTAACAGCATCGAGTGTCAGCCCCTCTAACATACGTGCGTTGAACGTTGTCATTTCCCCTCCATGTATCCGTGACCCCATGACTTGCCGTATACCTTGCCGCTAGCCGCAATCGGTACTCCCATGAACTCTCGGCTCATGACTTCGGCGTAGCGTTGTGCGATGTGTTCCGCCTCACTCTTCCTAGCCTGCCCAAGGATTTCGTCATGGATGAGCAGCAGCACCGTTGGTGCTAATTCCTTGTCTGCCATGACATCTAATAGCGCGTGCTTCATCAGGTCAGCAGCAGTCGACTGGACTTTGTAATTCACGACGCTGTATGCCTTGTGCGCATCTACAATCAAGCGCCGACCGAACGGCGTGATCGCATAGCCAATCTTCCGATACAGCAAGCGCTTGATCTGGATTTGAATTGCCGCCCTAGCTAGTTGCCCTTCCTTGCTGTCATACCGGCAGGCGTACATCTGAGAGCGCAGCGTGCGATACAGCTTGTATTCCATTGGCGTGAGCGCACTCTTGAGGATCGCTTCCTGCTCTCTGCGCTTGTATGCAGTGAGAGCGGGAAACGCTTCCTGGTACTCCCCAACGATTTTAGTTGCATCAGCGAAGGGGATACCCGCCTGATCTGACAGCGTCTTTGCGCCGCCACCGAATAGCCACCCGTAGGTAACGTTCTTGGTGTAGCGGTACTGATCAGGGTTGTAGTCGGCACCGAATAGCTTGACCGCGCTGGCCTTAATAAGGTGCTCTCCGCGCTTGGCAGCATCGATCAGGCTTTGCTCGCCAGCCAGGCCAGCGGCAATACGTAGCTCGATCTGGTTGAAGTCAGCAGTGAGAATCACCTTGCCGACATCGGCGATCAGACAGCGGCGAATCGCTGCGCTGCTAAGTAGTTTCATACGGGAATGCCCATACCTGCCCCGTGTCCATGGTTCCCCACTGGTCAGTTTCACTACGGGTGAACGTGTCTATAGCGAAGGTGAACACGCGGGCTAGCGCTACTTCGTTGCGGGCTAATGCCTGCTCTACTAAACGGTGGTGCCCGTCTTCCACGTACAGCCGCTCATCCCAATGAACTACACGGATATGTGGGTCAGTCGAGTAACGCTTACCGAACAATCCCTCTATGTTGCAATGACCTTGTGTCAGGTGTAGATCAGCCATCTGTACGTAGGTTGGCCGGATCGTATACCAGTCAACATCTTTCAGTAGTGTCTGATCGTATGGCCGTTCAGTGATGCTGGCGAACGGCAGCAGTCTGGATTTCATTTTCATTGACGATCCTCCCCGAATCCTAGAAAGCCAATCGGGTATGCCTCAGGAGATAGGTCAGCTTCCTCAACCAACCTCTTGGTTACCTGCCCTTGACGGTAGTGGATTATGTATTTCTTCAGCGTGTCCATATCCATTTCAGCCATCAGAGCTTTCTGCCCTGCAAGTAGTTCCTCAATCATTTCCTCTTGGGTCATCTCGCGGATTAACTTGAATCCCATGCTCATCGCTACCCCTCCTCATCATCTCTGTCCTTTGTCGGCAACTGCTGTAGCGGTGGCCTGCTGACGCTCATACGCGTTGTACGCGCACCTAGACTGTTGATGCTCGGGTGAACCCGTCCGGCGCTATCCATCTCTCTCAGCATTGCTTCTGTGTAGTTCACCCGGCGCTTGAGCAATTGCTTTGCCACCAGCACACAGCGAACGAATTCCTTGATATCCGGATCACTGCTGGCCTTGGCTAGTCGGCGCAGGATGCCATCAGTGGCTTGGTATTGGCCGGTAGGAGTGCGATCTTTCAGCCGAGCGCCTAGGTCGAGCAGCGTTGCGGCTACCTTCCGTCCACTGTGGATGTTTGTACATCCGTACTCCTTTGCCCGCTGGATATAACGTTCCGCCTTGGTGGTGAACGCGTCACTCAATGCGCGGGTGTACGGCACGTCAAGGCGGATAGCTCTGCGCTGCAAGAGATCGCATGCCATCTGTACCTTGTGATCGAACTCATAAAGGTCATAGAACTCTTGCACAATCGGTTGGTACTTCCGCCATACGCGATAGGTGAGGATCGGATCAGCTGCTGCGTAAGCGATGTAGGCCGGATGCATGGGGTCAATCAACCCCCAACCCTCACCGAGCTTGGCATTGCGGGTCTTAGGCTGCCCCCTCCTTGGTCCCGATTTAAAGAACTCACCAGGCATCGGCACCTTGATTGTCTTGAACACGCGCTTTAACTCGATCTCCCACTTACCGGCGCTAGGATCGATGAGCGCGATTGCCAATTCCTTTAGCCCGTGGCCTATTCCGCCTTCCCGTTGATTCCGGCTGTCGGCATGGTGTGAGGGGAGGTAGGTTTCCCCGGCGCAGACAACCCCCGTATCAAAGCCTAGGTGCGCATCGATACAACGGATGTCGTGTGGTCCATTGTGGCCAATCCATTTGACTGGCTGCTGCATAGACCAAGCGATGAATTTACGAAACCGTTGGGGGACAACGTAGCTGTCAACGTCATCCCCATATTGGACAGTGCGCAACTGCCAGCCTGGCTGATAGCTGTTCAATCCAGTTGATTCCGTGTCCATGCCTAACGCGCGGTGGCGGCGGATGAACTCCGCCACCTCACGAAGGTCCGATTTCGTTTCAGCACAATGAAATCTTATTGGCTGTCCGGCTAAGCGGTCACGTAGCCGTAGCATCAAGCTTCCTTATCTCTACCCGTACATCACGCACTTGTGGCGCTTCCGTAGCCGACACGGCTATAGCGAGGCCGCACGACATGTCCGCCTCATCAATAGTAATTTGTGATGTCTTAAGTACCTCTAGATGTGCGCCGTATGTAGTCAGTAGCACGGAATATTTCACTGCCTGTTTCTCCATTCGGCGAACGTTTCCCAGTCTTTCTCAAGTATCTCTTGCACTGCCGGACCCCCGCGTATCCCGTAGGAGGGGTGCACCATCGGCCAAATGCAAAGCTCAATCCCTTCCCTACTTCGATACTTGTGGAGCTTTCCAGCTGCAATCAGAATCGATTGCGGCTTGCCCGTGATGGCCGTTAGCGCCGTTCCCCCAACGGGAACAATCACGCGTGGCTTTCCTACAGCGGCCCATTCCATAGCCAGGTATGGACGAGCAGCGCGGATTTCCATCGGAGTCGGCGTGCGGTTCCGTGGTGGACGGAACTTGACTACGTTGGTAAGCCAGCAATTTGGTTCCCCTCCTTTGTGCGTGTAGGCGGAATACAAACCAGCAATGGCCATCAGGTCACGCATAACCCTTCCCGATGGACCAACGAAGGGACGGCGCAACATCTCTTCCTGAGCGCCAGGCGCTTCCCCAATGACGAACGCCTGAGGGTTGTCTCCCTCACCAGGTACGTATACGCCTGATAGGTCAGCTAGGCCATGACCCGTACCATCCTGTGCAAGCGCTACACGCCATCCTTGACTGCCGTCTTCGATGTGCTCTAGCTCATCCCAATCAATTCTTGCCACGGGTGAACACCCATTCAAAGAAGTAGATCAGGAATCCCTCTTTGGTATGCAGCGGGCAATCCCACGCCAGATCACCGCGCCGCTTTCGCCTGCTGCCCTTGGGCTTGTCGACGTCATCCGGGTGGACAATCCATTCACAGCGGCACCAGTCATCCGTCTTTTCCGCCTCCATGCCAGCTATATACGCCTGAGCTAGCTTGGGTATGTCAAGCGCCGGAAGCGATATGTACTCACAGGGCACAGTCCCGAGCGCCGGGGGCAACACCCTGCCTTGCTTTGCTATCTCGCGGAGTGTCTCTTGTGCTCTTCGTCTTACGCGAGATTTCCTGAACAGGTACATTCCCTCTCCTCTCTCCTAATTGTTAAGACTCTTAACAGCCGATGTTAATTCCCCGTGCACGCATGAACGTTGCAGGGTTTACCCGATGACTCAGCGAGCCTGTACGGATTTCGAAATGCAAATGGTTACCCGTCGCGTTGCCTGTCCGGCCAACATAACCGATGATCTGTCCGACGCTAACGCGTGCGCCGACACCAAGGGGGGAATGGGCGCGTAGGTGGTGGTACTGGCTGAACACATTCCCGTCATGGCGAACGGTCACGTAGTAGCCAGCGCCGCCACTCTCGTATGCCTTGCGGTAGATAGTGCCTGCCGCGACGGAACGTATTGGGGTGCCTGATGGTTGGGCTAGGTCTACACCACCATGGCTAGGACGCTTGCTAGTGCGGTAGCAGGAATTCCCTCCTCTGCCACTGGCCAACGGGTGAACCCACGCCGGTTTAACTACTCGAACAACCACGGGGGCAGGCGCAGCTACAGCCGCGCGACGTGACCGCGAGATTTGCTCCTTCATGCGTTCGATCTCTTGGGTGGTAGTCACGTCGGGGTCAAATATCTCCAAGCCCTCAGCGTCGACTACAGGGGCGGCAACGGCCACCTTGACAGCGGGTGTGCCAGCAACGGGAGCGAGCGTCATAATCATTGCCGCCGCAAGCATTGCTGCGGCTGCTGCCTTACGAAGGTTCCCCGTTGGTGGCCGTCTATGACTGCGGATGACCCGCGAGCCAAACTGTTTACTCTCTTCGATATCTTCTGCCAGGCGCTTGAGACTGTTCACGGTCTTGCCTCTCTGGTGAGGTGGGGTACCGAGCTTGCACCCGGTACCCCTGAATCAATCTAGGATTTACACGGTGTTGAAATTACCGAGCTTGACGCCTTCCACGAACGCGTCCCAATTCTTCCGAGAGGTACGGACGATCACATCAGGGTATTCCGATTCACGAATGAGAATCGTGTTCTCATCGTGGGGGTCGGTAACTACCTCGATACAAAGATCCAGAACATCACATACAGCCATTGCTTTTCTTTCCTTCCTACGTATTCGATATAGCGTCTAGCACTTGCGGGAAGGTATGCGTAGCGCTTCCTTCCTCATCGGGCAAGTGAGCTTCCGCCATGAGCACGATGTATGCGGCGTAACGGAATGCCGCTTGCTTGGTACGGAACGTCGGCACATCGGGAACGCCTTGGCGCACATAGTGTCCCCTACCGGCGAGGCTGGTTGAATGATTGGGCATGTTCTGCCCTGCCGACAACGCGTATTCGTTGATGGTTTCAATTGACTTCTCAGCCATTAGAATCCATCCTCCTCTTCGTCATATTCCTCTTCGTAGTCCTCCTCTACGATCTCTTCATCCCCTTCGTCATCCTCTTCGGGCACGTAGCCCATCCACCCGATTTCCTTGCGGGGGTTGTTGTTCTGATCGACGCCATCCTTCAACTCTGCGAGGATGATTTCCTGGCCATCGTTGCGCCACTTGCCAATCTTCGTGATGTTGCCCTCAGTATCCGTGATGGTGCTGCGCTCGAACTCATCGCCGGACACGCCGATTGCGTCCAGGAAGGGGACGTAGCGGAACCCTGTACGCGGAGTTACCGGAGCAAAAAGCATGATGAAGTAACCGCTGTACTTCCGCTCATCCTTGCGCCCCTTGCGCGGAACCAATTCCAGCCCTACACGAAGTTGCGCGACCTTGTCCTTCGTTGCTGCGGCGTACTTGAGCACCTTGACTTGGAACTGAAACACGCCGTTAGACGGCACAGGACCGTCATACGGTTTGTATTGCGAGTCCCTGTCGAAATCATCGACATCGCTCGCCTTGATACCCCAACGAACTTTCGGCATTTCCTCTCCCTTTTCTATCGTGTGCTAACGGTCGGACCGTTGCTTGGTGTCCAACCTGGTTGCGGTTTGGTGGCATCTTCAACCGCGCCAGCGATCAGCATTGCGATTGCTACCGCGAGGAAGCAAATGATTGCAGCAGTGCCGAATAGGCTCAGGTTAGTCCGTGTCGGGCTGTGCCTTGGCATTGGTTTCCTCTCCGTTGATTTTGGCCAGAATCCTTGGCATCGTTGGGAAGTCCATGTAGGCACCTAGCGCACCATCGAATTTCTCACCAACGATGTACCTAACTCCCTCACCACCCCATTTCTCATCGGGCTGCTCGAACCACAGTCGCCGGATGATTTTCGATGATCCGTCTTTCAGCCTCATCCGGCGCGCTGCGTAGTATCCATTGAAATCCATTAGCCCTGAGATGGCGTTAGCCGTCTCAGTTACCTTGCCTTGGATACCGGGGAAGACAAGCAAATCACCATCCTCAACCTTGTCCGTGCGGTAGGCGTGCGCCGTGATGAGCAGGTTTACGGGCAAGTCCACCAGGCGAGGAATCCAGGACTTGAGGAAGTTCTGTGTATTGAAATAATCCGGGCGATCCGGAAGGTTCCGATGCTGGCGCTTCAATGGATTGATGTCAAACGCCTCAGCCGCGTAGGCCAGGCGGAACCGGTCTTGCATTGTGGATATGCCGTCAAGAACAATCCAATCGAGCTTGCGGTAACGCTCGCGGTATTCCAGCCATTCGACAGCAGCCCACGCCGTAGCGGAATCAGATATCCGCCTAGCTCCTTTGTGCGGGGGCAAGCCCTGATTAAGCCGTGAGCGCACGGCAGTTTTGAAGCCAGGCTCACACACCAACCAGAATGTTTTCTCCGGTAGCGTGCCGCTCAGGATGGTCTTACCCGCATTGGAGTCGCCATAGACCAGCCCGTTAATTGATTCGGATTGGCCTTGGTCGAGCCGGATGATTTCCGCTTGGAAGTCTGACATGCTGACGACTGATCGCTCAGTCTTGGCGTAGCGCGACTGTTTGCCAGCGGTACTTTCCCCGCTCACTTGGGCACCCGATGCTGACAATCACACTGTGTGTCCCCTGGACAGTCACCGTGATTGCCGCCTTTACATTGCTGGCACACGAATTCCATCTCTCATCCCATCTCAAACCCGGCTGGAATATCTGTCGAGTCTTCGTAGTCGTATGGGTCTTGCCGTACATACATATTCTTTTGCATGTCACGGATATCGGTACCTTGCTCATCCGCCACGCACATTGTGAAGAATTGGCATGTCTTGGAGCATGAGCTGTGTGGCGTCTTCGGAAGGTCCCTAGGGTCAATCCGCTTGTTGCGCAGTGATTCCGTGAGCATGGTAAGCAGAACCGTTTCGCCTCTAACGCGTTCAAGCGTGCGCACCTTAGCGGGTCTGGTCAGCTTCACCGGATAACGTAGAAACAACGGGGTCGGTTGCCGCTTGCTAATCGTCCCGTTCTTGTTGAGGTACTTGCCTTCCTTATTCATTTCGCGCTCATCCGGGAGCGCCTTCCGGATGAAGTTGTACATGATGCCTTTGAACTCTGCCCTAGGGTCAATGATTCCTAGCTTGCGCAACGCGCGCTCAGCCATGGCACCGTAGGGCCTGGCTTGATCGTCAATCACTAGATGCTCAGTGCGAATCTGAGCGGCTGTTTTGTTTTCCATCAGCCATACATCGCGCTGTAGGTCACGGTAAACCATGTCCGGCTTCAGCTTATGAATCGCAATCACCTCGCCGGAAACCGGATCAGGGATGCTGAACTCAAGCGGGATCTCTACCGCCAAGACATAGACGGACTTGTCTGCGCCGTAGAACCGTTGGTAGGCAATCATCATCGCTTCGCCTAGGGCGGCAAGTTCCTCTGCCTGCTCGATAGCCCACGGTGGCGCTTGAGCCTCTACCGCGTTGCGGATGGCTGCATCCACGGCGATCCGGAAATGCTCAACTAGATCACCGTTGCGCTTGTAACCCATTCCGTACCAGTGCTCAAATGCGTAATGCACCCATGTACCTAGGTCGAGCGCACCGAATGACTTTGCCACGGGCACCAACCCCACGCGCCATTTCCAATACCACTTGGTAGGGCAGCGCTTGTAATCCATTCGCTCATGCGAGCGAACCAACGCTATCAAACTCATTCCTCTCCTATCCCTAGGTAGCCCAAAGGACAGACACCCCGGGGAGGTTGGGTGCCTGTCCTTTAGGAGTAGTGGGATTTAGTTAGAACAGGAAATCGTCATCGTCGGCAGGCTTGGCGCGCCGACCCTTGGCAGCAGCAGCAGGCGCAGCCTTTGCAGGGGCAGCCTTACGGGCAGGCGTGCCCCGTCGTGCTGGCGCGGCTTTGGCAGGCGCAGCCTTGGCGGCACGAGAACGACGCGCGGGGGGAGCCTCCTCTTCCTCCTCGAAATCGTCTTCCTCATCCTCGCCGTTGTCGTCTTCGTCGTCATCCTCGAAATCGTCTTCGTCGTCCGACTCCTCATCGTCGTCTTCGAAGTCGTCTTCCTCTTCGTCTTCGTCTTCGTCAGCATCCTCGAAATCGTCTTCGTCTTCCTCAAGCTCAGGCTCGACCGCACGGCGACGACGCGCCGGGGCAGGCGCTTCCTCATCCTCATCCTTGGGCTTGGGGCCACGCTTGGCGGTACCGGTCTTGTCGCGCCACTCCTCAAGGAATTCACTCTCCATGAAAGCGGGACGCGCCGCTGTGGCGATCGAGACACCCTTGAGGAAGGCCATGCGCTTCGATGAGGCGGTTTCCGGATCGTACCCAACCTCAGTAACAATCCACTTCGCAAACGCCTTGTGGTAGTCCGTGGCAGCTTTGTCAGCGTAAGAGCTAACGTCGGCGCGCTGCGGCTTAGGTGCAGCCTTGGGAGCGTTCTTGCGTGCCGCTGGCGCAGCAGTCCGCTTGGCAGGTGCAGCCTTGCGCGGCGCTGGCTTGCGTGCTGGTTGGCGAGTAGCCATTTGTGTTTCCCTCTCATCTCTGAAACCCATTTTTGGGCCGAAGTGGTCAACGTACATCCACCCCGATTTGCTGTCAACTGATGGTTTTTGTTCTAGCTAAGAGCTTGCCTTACCGGCGACTGAGATCGAGCACATGGCGCATGTAATCGACTCCCCGGCGCTGGTCTAGCAAGCGGTGCGTTTCCCTAATTGCTTCCTGGTTGACTACTGCCGTGCCGACATCAACAGTCCCAAGGGAGCGAGGGTAGTAATACATGCAATGTCTAGGGTTACTTACCCTATGGATACGGTCTTCCGCTTGCTTCTGCTGATCTGGAATCCTTGTCTCACTAATGAATATCATTCGATCGGCACTGTCGAGCGTGATCGCCGTACCGCCAGCCTTGACGTTCAGCAGCATCACATGCTCATTGTCGGATTCGTTGAAGCGATCGATTATTGCGCGACGGTCCTTCGATGGTGTCCGGCCGGTTATGGCCGTACACAATGGATTCTTAGGTGTCGTCTTAAAGTGCTTCTCTAGGGCCTGCTGGAATAGCTCCAATATGCCCGTGTAGAAACTCACGATCACTACCTTGGTTATCGGATTGCGCGGGTACCCCCATTCCTCAAGACTCTCAACCGTCCATGTGAATTTGTTCGAGGGCAGCGATGGGACGTAAAAGAACCGTTCCTCTTTATGCCTGCCGTGCTTGCACTCGCTGTGCGGGAACTGACTCTTCTCACAGGGCACCATGACGAAGCGCGAATGAATATCGCCGTAGGCGCACGCCAATTGCTTCAAGCGGGTTAGTTCCGCCAGTGCCGACGTTGCCTCAAGCCTGCCTGAGTCAAGGTCCGTGATACTGATCTTCTCCATTTCTTCGTACGCCCTAGCTTGCTTCCCTTCCATCTCAAGCCAGACACCTACCGGGGTATCCGGTTCATTAGGTGTCAGCGGTGAACCTACGTACACCTTGGGCGGTAGGTCTTTAGCCACCTCAGCTTTAGTCCGGCGCAAGGCAATTGCCGACAAGGAATCCCATAGCATTTGCTCACGATCCTTGCGGAACTCCCCAATCTGGTACCCGGTATAGCCTCCCTTCTGCCAATACAATTCCGCCCACCTAGTAAAGGCGGAATATTGCACAGGGTCTAGCCAATTGAGCGTGCCCCAAAGCTGATGAGGCTTGCTGTCAAAGGGGGTTCCGCTCAGCGCCAGCTTCATTCCGTCCGGCCGAACCTTGAGCAAATCCATTCCTCTGCGCCGCTGAGTAGGTGTACCCGAGCGCCGGATAAGACTTTCATGACACTCATCATTGATGATCGCTCCCCACTCTCGCTCAAAGAGCGCCGGGTATGCATGCACCAATAGCTTTTTGGTCTTCTTTCCCTTCACGTGCCCGCACTTGAGGATGCGCTGATTCCTTCCGCCTTCCGCCGTGCGTGTGCCACATACCTCTTCGTACTTGCGAACGCGACGCTTACCCGTGCGCTTATTCCGCTGGCGCTTGGTCTTGGTAACTACTTCCTGGCATATCCACCAGGATTGCACCATGACCATTTCCGGATGGACTATCAGCCATGTCTTCGGGCTGTAGCGGGATAGGCGTAGCTTGCGCTCCCGCTGTAGGCGCATCTCAGGCACCGTAATAGCACGGTGCTCACTGGGTAACCACCTAATGATTTCCCGTCGCCAGACGCTGTCTGAGGCGGTTTTAGGGGCAATGATTAAATACGGCCCTGGTATGCCAGCCTCAAGGATTGCTCCCAAAGCGATGAGCGTCTTACCCAATCCCGGATCATCGAATATCCCCGTAGCGCTCCCGTTGTCGGCAGCGAACCGAACGCCTACCCGTTGATACGTGCGCGCTCGCATTGCCTTAGCGAGCTTAGGCGCGCGCTCAGGCAGGTGCTCTAGCCTTGCGTCTTTGGCGGATGAGAGCTTGGACATGTATTGCCGCGACTCGACTACCGCCCTAGCCCATCGGCGTAACTCATTGCCGACAACCAAGCGCCGACCGAATTTAAGTCGCAGCAGCTTGCATGACTCAAGCGATAGCGGAACGGTCCAATACCCCGACACAGTTTGATACGCGCCGGGGATCGTGGTCTTCATTCCGGGTAGAGGTTCGCCTGAGCGAATCTCAATACGCCTGCCTTTCTTCTCAAGTTTGATCGTCACCTAGAGTCCTTTGCATTCCGCCTGAGGCTCATTCCGATTCGGCCACCATTTCACGTGGCACATCCGGCGCGTACACGACATGACCGGGGTAGGTACTCCGTGCACCCTGAGCACAACTGATTGCCATATGTGCTTACGTTTCGTTGGATCAGCTACCGCCGTGGTCATTTGGCGCTCTCCGTGATGGCAGGCTGTACGCCCGACTGAAGCGGGCAACCCTCAGGCTGGTTAGCGCACCCCTCAATCCAGCTAGGTCCGGGCTGAGGCTTGGGGTTTGGCTTGGTCCCCTGGCAGTCTGCGCCAGACAGCAGTAGCGCCATAGATAGCCACAGCGCGATCAGCGCTTTCCTCATTTGATTCTCCTAAATTGGTAGTACCCCCAAGGATAGGTATCCAGGGGGGTAATTGTTAATAAGCTTTATCGCGGGTGAGCGTAACCCTCAATGGTGACGATCCAGAAAGCGACGTAGAGCAGAGCGAATTGCATTGCAGCAGGAATAAAGCGCTTCATGATGGCGATCCTTTCTACATGGGCATTAGCCCACCTTGAGAAGTGCTTCAGTGTGGAAGTGGCGGTAGCCATTCCCGTTCTGATCGAGGAATTTGACGATCCTTCGGCCGGTATCTTCCTCGCCGTTGCTGGCGTAGAAGTGTTCGATAGAGAGTCTGTCGCCGGATACGACGAAAGTCTCTTCCGTCTTCCCGAGCGTATTCCACCAGGTGACTTTCATACCGGCTATGGCGCGAACCAATTCCCGGTCAGTCATCTCGTCTGGGTTGAACTTGAGCTTATTCGGGGGCATGCCGTTTAGGCTGCGCCGGTTATGCCAGAGATTGTAATCCTGGCTGGCTAGCTTGCCGTCATTCCAAGTGATTACCAGGCTCTCTGACCCTCGCGTAGCGGTCACCTGAGCCATCATCGCACCGGGGAACTCTCCCCCATCAGGCTCCTCAAACCAACCGCGTCCCTTGGCTTCCCATCCAAGCGCCTCTAGTTCCGCCTTACAGGCTTGGGCTAATCCAACGCTTTTGTTGGTTGGTGGTTTTACCGGCGAGGTAATTACTATTTGATCTTCTCTCAATCCGGTAGCTTTCGCGAGCTTGCTAATTCGTGTGTCGGCAACCTTTGGCCGCTTCGGCGTACCCTCACCATCTTGCTTGCAAGGGTTGTCTTCGGTACACCTAACCGGGGGACGTCCCCGGCGCGACTGAATATAAAAAGTACCGCCATGGTCGCGGCAGTTATAAGAATTCATTCTCTCTCCCTCTCAGATGTGCAAAGGGAGCGCGCCCTTGCGGCAGCGCTCCCCCCTCTGCACCTTTCCTTACTGCCTGAGCGTGTACTCAGGAATTCTTTAGCCCTGCCCTGGCATCCGCGTAAGCACGGATGAAGGTTACCGGCTTGTCGGTGTCTGCTGTTTCCTTAACGCGCTTCCTAGCAGCCTTGGACCACTGAAGCGCATTTGCGCGACTGTTACGGTTCACTAGCTCACTTCCTTAGGAAGATTCCGCCGATGATGATTCCCAGCAGAATTAGTCCGACCACCGGGTTACTCACGGCGGTCATGATGAAATTGGTAATCCCGTCCACTTCTCAGCCTCTCACTTGGCCGGACGATTGAGGTAGCACCTGATAGAACCGGGGTCGGCGCGGTGATTGTGCGACTCCGTCACGCCGTTGCGCGAGATCAGGCAATCTAGATCCCCTTTGGTGATCTGAAGCGCATATAGCGTTACAGCGGCACCTTTGGGAATGGTCACCAATTGATTCCACGGTGAGTGATTGATGAACAACCGTGGTGGGGTAACCAGCACGTTTTCCACGTGCGCTTGAATCTCGATTCCCTGCCCGCTACGGGTGGAAGGATTGAACGTTACGGTAAGCGTAATGGTTTCCCTTAAGTCACTGTCGGGCGGAAGCTCTACCTTGTGCGGCGTACCTTTCACGCTCACGATGAGAGCCGCTATCCCGAGTATGGCGATCAGGACTAATGCGCCTTTTACACTTCCGCCCTGCCTAGTCTGGGTAGGCACTAATTACCTCCCTTGAGTACGGCATAGATGCGCAGCAGGTTGCCGATTGAATCATCGTTCAGCATGTCCCCGAAATTGAATGCCCCATGCATTGCGTTGACGCGCGGTACGGCGATGTAATCCGCCATCGTCCAGGATCGCTGCGCTTGAGTCAGAATTCGAGGATGAAGCACCGTACGGTAGGTGCGTCGCGCTGGCTTGCTACGGAGGAAACCCTCTCCGTTGCGCTCCCTGCCTCGCCTGCTAGCCGGGTGCCTTTTGCTGGCACGCCGATCACGAGCGAAATAGCTGACTGCCAGATTATCCAGCAGATTGAAATCGCTATCCTGCATCGTGCTTACTCCTCTCCCTAAGTGAACGACCCTCTCTAGCCGTTCAATAAAGGGAACCGACGTAGGGCAGAACGCCTAGACACCGTGAATACGGCTACGTCGATTCCCCAGATTGAATTTCCAAAAGGGTATTTCTCTCAAGAGAAAAAGCTTAGGTCACTATGTAGTTCTCAAGGCACCAGTGCGAACGATGGGCGATTCACCGGGGTTTTCAGACCCTGTACCTCGTTGCCGTTCTGATCTGGTGCCAGCCTAGTGAGCCGTAATTATTTTCTCTACTTGAAACGGTGTGAGATGCATCACACCTAGCGGCTACCCATTGTCCCTGTCCGCACCATTTGATCCCGGTCTACCATGCCCTCGTTCGGCACGCGCCAGACTGCCCAGACGGTAGTCACCAGCGTGACAGCAGCCGTGACAAGGGTGCCGATTTCGCCAGCATCAAACACGTCATCCTGTGCCGCGACGCTGAGCGTTGCCCACATGACCGTGAGCGCGGTGAGTGTTCCGCCGATCCCGGCGACAACTGCCTTAGCGGTTTTCATTTTTACTCCTCAGTTTCGGCCACGTAGCGGATTGCCCGTAGCTTGTCGGCAACCTTGGTTGCGATGGTTTCCAGTTGCGCATCCGTCAGCGTGACGGGTACCTCCTCACCTAACAATTCCTCCATTCGGTCAAGCTGCGCCTTGAGCTTGTTGGGCTCATTGCGCGGCGCAGGCTCACCCGGAATTGAAAACTCAGCAGCTGGTAGGTTTTCTAGGATGGTGTGCAACCGCCAAGTGTCCGCCGTTGCGGTATTACGGTCTGCCTGCTCGAACATATCTGCTCCTAACCAAGGGGTTGCGTCGGCATCTTTTGATGCCAATCCTGAGAAATGAATATGAGTGGGGTGAGGGTCGTCATCGTTAGGGCGCGGCTGGAAGCCCGTTGACATATGCCATTGCGTGTTTTCGAAATTGATATACCGCAGCCTCGCGCGGTCCACAGGATCGGCAAGGATTTCGCTGATGGTCACTAACGCCTGTGTCCGATTAAACGCAGGTCCTAGCATCACGTCGATTGCCCGATGCTCGGGTGTGGTGTCCGGATCGCTTTGTGCCGCTAGGCTTCCCGCTGTGTCATCCTCATTGTGGTCCGATGGATGCAGCTTATGAGTGTCATCGCCTACACCACCAATGACGATCCCTGGATAGCGAACCTTGTAATCATTGGTTAGCGCCTGCATTGCTAGTGATCTCATTTCCCCTCCTCTCGTTACGCTAGCAAACCATACAGTGTTAACTTACTTCCAGTGGCAAAGTTGCCAGCAGCTAGAGTTAGCTCAATCGATGTGATCGCCGCTGTACCCCGATACTGGCATGTCCACAGTTTCGAGTGCAAGGCAGTTGCACCTGTGCCTACTGATAAGCCGTGTTTGCTAATCCACATCTTCCAGAATGATGTGTCTCGGTAGTTCGGAATGTCAATGTCATACACAGAGCACGCGCCAGCAGTCGCGGTTGCAGAAGCGCATTCACCTATCAGTGCAGTGGTTTGTGACGAGAATGGGAAACCCGTTGCGGTATTGTTGTTCGCGGATAATTGCTGGACGTCGTAAAGTGCCAGCGCACTGCCATTTATGGTCATTGAAAGGTTGGTAAACGTCGCTGCGGTTGTGCCTCGCGCTGAGCCAACGATACGCAAGTGCCGGTAGCTCTGGCTAATCGCTGAGAATGTGCACACGGTTCCGGTAGGTGCCTGCTCATCAAGCGAAACCATTTCCGGAATTAGTGCATTTAGTTGTGCTGCTGTCAAACGTTGACCAGCGCGAAACGGCGTGGTCATAGGATCACCACCATATCAGCTACGCGCACAACCGTTCCCGCCTTATGCGCCTTGACAATTCCATTCAATGACCGCTCATCCACTGTGAATATCTGAGGTGTGGATACCTCAAAGCTGTCATACAGCAGCGTAATCGGTACATCTAGATTTCCTGACGCTACCCCCGTGCGTATGCCGACAACGCCAGCGTTTTGGAAGGTAGTATCTGTCGCGGTAACCTGCCAAGGCACCATGTGCGCTGAAGTCTTAGCCGGATCAAACACCTTAGCGCGCAACGTACTCCCGTAGGCATTGAAGTGCACACGCAGTGCCTGAGCCGTGTATGTGATAGTCGTGGTAACCGTTGCACTGAGCAAGGTTCCGACGTTTTCCACTAGCTTGTGAATGCTGATGTTGACCAATTCCGACGTGGTCACCTCAATGCGACAGAGGTAGTAGTTAGTGGTGTTCACGTACCGGAGAATCAAATTGCCAGGCTCGATTGAGCCACCTGAAACGTTTGGAACACCAGTAGTGAATGTGACTGCAACCTCTGGGTTCAGTATCCGGTTAGCCTCAATATCACTGAGGATGGCGACGCGATACTCGTTGGCACCATCCACAACCATCGTACCTACCCCGCCAGACACATCGAAGTCAGCTAGGGCACCTCCTACCGTGAACAATGCCCATACCTGCCCCGTGTCCATGGTTCCCCACTGGTCAGTTTCACTACGGGTGAACGTGTCTATAGCGAAGGATGCGACGCTGCTGATTCGGATTGTCTCGCCACCTGATGCAATTGCTGTGCCGGTACCGGGGTACAGCTCTATGTCTAGCGGGAACTCTGCGGAATCGGTTGTCCAGATTTCTGCTGTATCCGCTGTGTCAACCATGAAACTCATAGCGGAATCACTTAGATCATCAACCAGCACTGAGCTATTGCTGTCTAGCCGACCGTAGACCGCGTTATCAAGCTCCATGATGTTGTACGTAGCGGAAGGTGCGCAGTTGAGAGTTACCTCCCATACCAAGCTATTCCAGCGTTCCTGATGTCCCCGGTGAATCTGGTCAAGCGTGGTGTTGCCTACCTCCTCATATACGTTCAGCGCTTGCAGTCTCCCGCCAAACGGAAACTCTTGCCAGGCGGTAATCAGTTCCGGATTCTTCGCAAGGTGGAAGCTCACTGCTGGCCAGCGATCCTCATCAACCGTTGAACGCCTGCCGTAGCGCGCCGCAATTGATTCAAGCTGGTTGTCGTCATACGCGGAAACGGTATCGCTTCCTGGGTATAGCAATTCATTGTCTGTGAGCGTTACGCCTGCCTCACCCTTGCGTGCCGCTACGGTTGCAGAGCTTCCGTTCACACGGCTAACGGTCCACTGGTTGACGAAATCTAGATCATTATCTACCGGACTACCCAAGTCCCGTATCTGGCCTAGATTCGCGTCTAGTGTGAACGTAACCGTTTGGTTGGTGTACTCATGGTGTGACTTATAGCCAATGCCGAATTTGTATTCGAATATCGTTCCCCCATCTACCTTTTCAGGTGCCCTAAACGTGTCAATCAAACTACCGGGTATCTGTGGCCCGCATGGCGCGGAGTCTTCATCTAATCCCGCTGTGAAGAAAGGAATATTCTCTTCCGCGCTCAAGCGACGCAAGCGAGGAATGGATAGCTCTCCGTCGTAACCGCCCATCGCTTGAGCGATCGTCACAGAGTCAACGTCGATATCAAACAACGTGCTAGTGAATATCCCGACGTGGCTAACGCCTACCCTTGGTCCGTCTGTAGTGCCGCCTGCCGTTGTAGCGCTGATGATTGCTGGCGTGGTGTACCCGACACCCGTTGTGGTTATCTCTGCGACTGTGATCCCATTTATATCCAGCACGCGCGCCGTGAACTCATCACTAGCGCCTGTATCGGTAAGCGATACCACGATCGCCATTGGCTCACTAACTAGATTCCGATCAAAGAATACGGAATCTATAAAGATGATGTCATCCCCTGAAGTGAATAGCTCCACAATCAATGACTGTGTAACCCCTGAGTCAAACGCGTCGGACACAGAGATGATGTAGTTATCGGTATTGTTCATCAGCATGTCTATAGCCGGTTCGCCATCATCAATGTCGTCAGAGATGAAAGCGCCTTGCACTACCCATCGTCCCGTGTCTGTGTAGACACCAACGGGCATATTGATTTTCGACGCTAGCCCAAGTGCGGCTGATGTCACGGACCCTATGATTCCAGTGTGTCCGGCCGGAACAACTACTTCCTGTTCATCGCCAATGACGAAGGTTACTTCAGGAGTACCAGGCGATCCACCCATGGCTGAGCCAAATTGCGTTGCACCCGAACCATCCTCAATCGCCCAATATTGCATAGGGGGAATGCCGCCTACCATGGCGCGGTAAAGGGGTGACCTTAGCGGCTTGCTTTTCCCAATTCGGTGGAGCGGACCACGAGCAGTGAGATCAACGTAAGGATCACTGCGATGCGTATCCCACGCTTTAGCGAAATCATGTATAAATCCAAAGTATTTATCCTTAAATCCTTGACCGTAGTCCAGTTGAATCCAGATAGGTGTGTACTCCGAAAGCTGGTTGTAGTAAGGGGAATAGGGATTCCGCCTACTGAACCGCCGATCGTTGGTTGCTCTGAATGCGCATAGCGACGCTTCCGCCGTAGCTGAGTTAGCCCTGCCACCGTAGGTGATATCTATTTGCTGTTCCCAGCGAACGATGGAGGTACCGTCAGTGTCTTTGGTTATGTCTACCCAATTCCATGTCCAATAAGGCTGCGTGAAATCAGGCGCTAGCGCAATCATTGCCTTGGTGCGCAACGGCACAGTTGGGAATGTGATCTCAGCAGGCGTACCGCCACCAGAGCTGAACCCAAGTGGCGCAAGCGGACCTAGCCCATGGGGATACCACCTATCCCATGGGTATACGTCACCGATTCGCTTCTTAGGCATGGCGGTTGCTTACTCCATCCAATCAATCCAGCAGGAAATGGCTACGCCTGTCGTTGGGGACGTACAGCGCACGCGAAGGAACCGCGAGGCTGCCACCGTAGGGATACGGTGCCATGGCCATTCCTTCTCATAGGGGTTCTGTGTAATTTCCGCAGAGGTAGAGCTGAGGCGAACCACGTCTAGCACGCGGGTAGCCACAATTGCTCCCTCAGCCGTTGCTGTGTATCCCGTAGCACTAGCGCCTAGTGTCGCAAGCGAGGTATCAATTGTGTTATCGAGCTTGATGATTCCTGTTGACGTGTGAGCGGTCACCGTAGCGGCAATGGCTGCTGTGTCAACCAGTTCAATCACAGCGTCAGCACCTGGCACGTCATCCACTGTGAATCCCCACGCGGGAATCTGAAAGGCACGTCCGGCAGGCACAGCTAGCTGTAGCAGCGTCTGAATAACCGTGTTGGTGGTTACCGACGCGAGTGCTGCTGTAGTCGGCATCGGAGCGTTGTACGTCCGGTAACGGTGCAACATTTGTTAAGGCTCCTTACTGATCGTAGGCAACGGTGACGCTGCCCGCACCATAGATTTTGACGTTCTCTTTAATGAATTGGCGGAAGCTGTCATGTCCGCCAACGATTTCGACGATGATTCGCATAGCACCTGATCCAGTGTCGTTGAATAGCCCTCGTGTGCTGGCTGGCATAATTCGCTCGCCCTTGTGCGCCAGTACGGCACCCGTGCGCATAATCTCGCCACCCCGTTGGAGCGTAGGCAGGCGAGGCATTGAGAACCCTAGACCGCCTAGGCCAGGCACCCAGCTAGGCAGACTGAAGCTCAGCTTGCCTACTGTGTTATTCCAGAACTTAGCTATCTGGTTGAACCCCCACTTGAACGGTGCCGACACAGCTTCCCCTACCCCCGCGAAGAAACTAATCAGCTTGCCAGGTAGGCCGAATATGAATTTGAAGTAGTTCACTACGAAGTCAACAGCTAGCTTGAAAGCGTTCTTAATGAACTCCCCCACATTCTTTACGGTGTCACCGATGTGCGACCAAATGAAATCCCATAGGTCTTGAAACCATGTTGTTTTCGTTGCTATCAGCACGATGATGCCAATCAAGATCACGATTGCAGCAATTGTCAGTCCGATTGGGTTTGCGAGTAGGGCTGCATTCCATGCCCATTGGACCGCTGTAATCGCACCTATGACACCAACCAGCCCACCGAGGATGCCCGACAGCAGACCCGCCCATTCGGACACCTGGTTAAGCGACTTACCTTGATTGGCTAGCTCGCGCTGTGATGCGCTCAAATCCTTTTGCGCCTGACTGTGATCTAGTACCGCCTGCTCTGCATCCAATTGCGCTTGAGCGAAGTCTTCCGCGAATTGCTTGGCATCTTCACCCGCTTGTGTCGCGTCGTTCTGTGCTTGCTTCAGGTCGATCTGCGCTTGCTTGGCTTCATCAGAGTCTTTGCCGAATTCCTTTACCGCAGCGTTGTAATCCTTCTGCGCCGTTGTCTGATCTAGTAGCGCCTGCTCCAAGTCGATTCCAGCTTGCACAGTGTCTATTTGTGATTGTGCTAGATCACGATTGGCTTGGTCTAGATCTTGCAATGCCTGGTCTGCATCGAATGCCGCTTGCGCGACATCTTGCTGTGCCTGAGCCAACTCCTCAGCCTTGCGTGCGGCACGGCTCATGACGTCGCTGACGCCTTGCGTGATGTCGGCAACGCCTTGCAGGCCATCGCTTGCCGTGCCAGCGGCACCAGCAGCCCTATCCATAACCGCGCCAAACCTGCCACTTGAACGGGCGGCAGTGTCAAACGCTTCCTCTGTTGAACCCATTGACTGCACGATTACGCGCTCTGTCCGTACGGCAGCAGCGCCAACCCCCGCGATGGTGGTTGACGCGTTCTCTGTGGCACCAACGGAAATGGTTAGTTCATTGGCCATTGTTAGCCCGTTGCCTTTCCGCCTCAGCCTCTAACTCGTCCATGTGTTCTTTCTCGTCTCGCTTGTATCCGTAAGACTCGCATTCAAGCAAGTAAAATATTTCCGAATCCTCTTCATACACTGCCGCTAGGTTGGGATAATTGAAGCGCTCCATTAACCCTAGGACAAGTTCGGCGTGGGCAATGTCGAGAGGTTTTGATGCTGCCCTAGAAGCCTCATCGCTTCCTCTTGGATATTCCTCCCTCCATCGCTCAAACTCAGCCCTTTTGGGACGCTGATCCGGCTTACTGCCGCCATCCATCCAAATAGGATTGGCATGATGAAGTCAAGATCGAGGCACAGCAAACTATCTACCGTGCAAGGCATCGGCGCATCCTCTGCTAGACCACAAGCCAGACACACTTCGTCGCCGTCATTGAGTGCCGGATGCTCCATATTCCAAGACATCAGGCAGGCTGCGAACGTATTGAACAGCTCCATTTTCTTGTCTTCATCCTGCTCATCCATTCGGATATTGAGCGTTCCCAAGTGCATTAGCTTCCCTAACGCACAAGATGTTGCGCTGATCTCCAGTCCGGGAAAGTCTGTGAAGTTCAGCTCATAGACTTTCTTAGTCGGTTTGTAACCCATTTCTCTCTCCTCTGAGCGCTATTCGTTGCTGGTTATGACCAAGCGGGCACCGTGCCGTTTGACAGTACGAAGGGATGCTGTGCCGTAAACTCACCACCAGCGGCACGAGTGAGCGCGTAGTCAGTGAAGAGAACCGTATTGCTGAGCGTCTGAGCGCTGATGACAATCGCCATGACGCGTGGGATACGAAGATCGCCGTTGAACACATCGTGCACGCGGTTGGCGGTAGGGTTGAACACCGTGTTCAGTGTTCCGGTGAAGTCAGCCAGCAACAGCAACCGCTCCATGGCGAACTTGTCGATACCGGTTACCTCTTGCGTGTTGTACGGGGTAGAGAAATCCAAGTTAGTTATGTCATTGCGGATATCCTGCGCCGCAAGCGCATCGTTTTGCACGGTGAGGGTTGTCCACCCTAGACCGGTTTCCTTAGCCATTTCAGCCCCTCTCTAGGTCTTGCTTCAGCCTGTCCAAATGTGTTGCGAAACTGTCGACGAAATGCTCAGCCCGAGCGAACTTCATAGCCCTACGCGTGCTGAATGAACGATGATCTCCTCGCCCTGCAAAGAAAAACTCAGGCCGATCCAGCGACTTGACATGTGTGGATGAGCGGAAACACTCTTGCCCTGCCTCGAATATGAGCGCTTGGAACGCTTCGCCTTGCCCGTTCCATAGCTCGCCTATGGTAAAGCGCCTGCCGGATGTCTTCGCCGCGTGAATCAGGTTGTCAGGCGTGCCCTCAATCTTGAGGTACCAGCCATGGATGTAGTCGGGGCAATCGATTTCGGCGCACGTGGCACTGCGGAAGTGTGTGTTCAGCGGCGAACGCACGGCATATGTTTTCATGAACTGCGTTGGTATCCGGGGTGTGACGCGGTTGATTTGCCTAGTCATTGTCATATCGTGTAGTCCGCCTTGTTCACGGTGCCCTGTACGGCAAAAATGAGATTGGAGAATGTGCCTGTTGTCACTACCCTCAGCCAGCGCTTGATAGGCAGCGTTCGCGATGTCTGAATGCGTTCCTTGGTTACTCCTGTCACGAGTGTGAAACCGCCTAGGGTGACATCCGCGTAAGGGTCACCAACTGCATTGTCGTTGGAGTGTTGGAGCTTGATAGTCGCGCTGGTGCCCGTGAAGGCGAACACCTGTAGGTAGCCCTGCAAGCCAAACGCAGCGCCAGCAGTGAAATCCACCCCTGTTCCGTTAGCCGCACCTACATCGGTTTTCTTTCCCGCTGTCAGGCTCAATCCCCAATCAAGCCACCAAGCGTTAGAGATGGTCTGCACCTTGACTGTCAGCGAGCCATCGGCCGGACGACTAGGCGCATAGTCCACCTGCTTACACACCATGCTGGCTGCTGGTGCACCAAGCGTTGTGCGATGGAAGTACGTCGCGATTCGATCTGTACGCGGGACATTGGCTAGCGCCGGATGGGCCGACGTCGGATTGAAAAAGCTAGTCCAGTCAATCACTCCGAACAACTGCCCTGCCTTGCGCTCATAGGCGGACTTATCAATTCCCGTTTGGGGTATCGGATTTAGTGCCTTGCTGATGCTCTCCAGTGAGCCGGTATCGCCGGACAGGTCTACCCCATCCAAGTAGAAATTAGCCCCTAGGCCAGATTCCTTTGCCATCTTTCCTCCTCTCCCTACTGAACTTGTGGCCAGATATCATTTACGATGCAGGGAATCTGGATATCCATTACCCGGTACATCGCATTGTCCAACTCTAGATATCCCGATTGTGCGCTGAGCGCAATACCAAATTGGCCTAGCAGGTCTACATTCCTAATCGCACCACCAAAATCAAAGTCATCGTGGTAGCGCCGCATCAGGTTGGAGCAAGCCCTAGCCATGTTGGGGTCGATCATGTCTTGCGGTTCTTGAAGCATGTTGGAATAGATTCGGAGTATGAATACGATTCGGCCACTGGTTGATGCCAAACCGCTAGCGAGAGCAATAGGCTCGATGCTCTGCAACCAAACAGCCGCTGTAAGCCTGTTTCCGGGCTTGCGCTTCGGCTCATGCTGATTGACCTTATCGAAGTACCCCGACGCTTGAGCGTCGCTTACAACCGCGTCAAAGACGTCTTCTAGCCATGCCTCGCTACCGTCCGGGGTAGTCATTAGCTCAACTCCCTCACGTATTCGGCAACCAACGGCCTAGCTATGGTGTCCATCCTATTATCTAGTTCTTGCTTGACGCGTCGGAAAGTACGGTAGCCCTTGAATCTGGTTGTCCTGTTGCGCGAGTCAACACCCTCAAGCCATCCGCCGTACACCACATTTTGATCCCAGATACCCCGGTAGACTTCCCGGCGCAGTACGGCAATCCGAGAGCGGTAGTAGCCGGTAGGGTTGCGCAGCACCGTATCCAGCCGAGCGCGCACCATGTCAACACCCTCAAGCGCTACAGCCTCATTGATTTTCACGATCATTCGCTTGGCTGCTGACTTGGTGGTTGACGCATTGAATATCGGGCCACGGGTGGTTGCTTTGACGTTGATGCGGAAGTTTGGCATTAGATCGCACCCTTCCGTGACTTCCGCCCATGGGCAAGCCAGCACCGTTGGCGGACATCGTCTAGCCCGACTCCCTTAGCCTCACGAAGGTTCGGCCCTGATCCGACCGTTCGTGCGTAGCCTGACGAATTCTGCTCAAGCAATACTACTGTCTCAGCAACGGTTAACTCATTCACCAATCCCGGATACTGGTGCGTGTAAACCGGATCAGCGGCAGTGTGAGCGGCGGCAGTAGAGCCGAGCGCGCCACGTTGGACAGTTAGCGTGCGCAAGGCGTAGACATCAGCGCCGATGGTGTGATCGTCAACCACCGTGCCATCCCATGACCGCGACACGATTAGATTGTTACCAGCGATGTCGCGCACCTTCATGCGCTCACCATCAATCAGGATCACCTCATCGCGGGCAAACGCTGCGCCGGACGCGACGCCTACTACGGTGTCACCGTTGGACGCGGTAAGCGTGTTGGTGAGGTTCTGTGTGGTATCACTCATGATGCGCTCAGTGACCACTAAGCGCTCTGTACCAAGCATCAGCAGTGAACCGACACCCAAATCAATTACGCCACTAGACGGCGTAACCGTCATGGTGGTAACCGATGAGTTGATGTTTCCGCCCAAGAGCGCATGCGCCGGAACGGTGGTGTCCGTCTCGTTATAGCCGAACACACCGTTAATCACATTGCTTCGTTGGAAAGTAGTTCCGGCACTGAGGGCTGACGACGTCGAAAGGTCTAGGTCCAAATAGGAGTAAGGCGGTTCGTCCAAGTCGTCACCACGACGAAGGAACACATTCGCTGTAGCGATGGAGGTACCGCCTGAGGTGAGAGCTACCAGAGAGATCAGCTCTTGATCGTCAAGCCAGATTTGGCGCGGCGGCGCGTATTGGTTGTTCGGCCAATCCTTGCGGATGGTCCGTAGCTCGGGATAGAAGCGACGATGGAGGAACTTCTCAACACCTCGCGAGGCAGCCTCAAGCTTTGAATCAACCAGCGTGTTAGACCACGCGCTATGTGCTATCTCCAGAGAGTTTTGAACCTGCTCTCTGGTTGCATACTTGATGCCCATTTCCCAACTCCCGATTGCTTTCTACGGCACTACGTTAGGGGCTTATTTAATTGTTAAGAAAGTTTTTAGTCGAGCCTGCTTTGATCCTCTGGGATATCAATCCCGTGTAAGGTCAGTGTGTTAATCAGTGCTGTCTGAAAACGAAGCATGTCAGTCCGTTGCTGGTTAACGATTTTGTGCGTCGGCATGATTACCTTGATGGCTAGCAACAAACCACCCAAGGCAGTTGCCAACGATGCAACCGCTGTAACCAACCCTGCAACAGTACCTAGCTCCATCAGCGGCACCCTAGCTCTATCCGTCGTTTCTCCATGAGCGCGAACTGTCGTTTCTGTAGCTCAGTTTGTGGTGGGTTCTCACGGTAGTAATCCGTATAGAACACAATCAGGTCACACCACGCACGATCAGTCTCACGCTCTAGATTGTTCTGCTGTGCAACAGCATAGTTCGAGTACTGGATTGCCGCGCCGGTTAGCGCAATCATGCAAGCCAACGTAACGAACCACGCGATAATGAATTTCCTTGGCACGGCGTATACAGTTCGCTCGGTCATTGTTCACCTACTGGCAAGTTCGGTGAGGCACTGTCCAATTCCGACTGAGAAGACTGCGGCGGATGAGGCAATGACTGAGAGACGGTAGGTGAATTCCGCACCAGAGAGATAATGTTCGTTAGCCCTGGCACGCCTGTCATAGCCGTGAATATCATAAGTAACACGATGTTTACGTTGCCCGTGATCTGTTGATAAGCGATACCGGTAAGCCCACCAAAGAAAAGAATGAGGTCTTTGACGATTGCGATTCGACTTGGCTCCATTGTCACGCACTGCATTCCCGTTCCGTGTGGGGGAGTGGGGGAGTCCTGTAATAGCAACTCCCCCACCAACAATGAAATAGTTATTGCAGGGCTGCGAAATCGTCGTCATCCATCGTGGTAGCCCTAGCCTTTTCTTTGCTGCTTTTCGGTGGTGCTGGCTTGACGATGGTCTTATCTGATTGGCTCAGATTCTCCTGGCCATCGCCACCCGTCAAAGCGGCAGAAGAGTCCGCTTCCTTCGCCTGTACTCCAGAGGGGTTCTCCGTCGTTTGGGCAGGCGCTTGGGGGGACGCTTTCGTTTTGCCGCTTGACGTCGTTTCGTTCCTTGAGGATTGAGTAGAGGCTCCACCAACTGATGATGCCACCTCCTCTGTCGGCACCACGCCAAGCATGGCGCGCTGAATACGAATAGGCGGAACAGGATCGCTCAACTCGTGGTCTGTATAGCTGTCTGAGGTACCCGTTGATACCTGCTGCGCCTTGGTGCTCTTAGCCATGGGAATACTCCTAGGCGTTGGGCTGCGCTAGCAGATCAGGACGGCGCTGAATCTTCAGACCGGACATGATGTAAAGCCCAGCAACCAATTGCGCGTTGGCAACGGTTGCCGCAATGTTGAAGCTGATCCACTCGAAACCGGCGCTCAGCTGCTGCGAGTCAACCTCAACCACGAGAATTGCTTCTGCCTCAGCCATCGTGAGTGAGACGGCAGTTGCCGCCGCAGTCTGCGTTACGCGCGTCCACACCTCATCGCCATCAAGAATCGCTTCCTCTTTGTAGAAGAATTCATCGATAACGGCGAGGTTCTGTGACGTGCCCGATGCTGCTGCGTTGTGTTCCTGAACGGTAACCACGGGGTCAGCGCCAGCGGTACCGGCACCCTTGAACAGCACCATCGCGATTTGGTCATAGTTCCGCATGTGGATGCGGTGACCTGATGCCGCATCCGAAGTGTTGAAGTCAACGGGAGAGAACGCACTCCCGATATCGAAAATCCGGCCTAGGCCCTTCATCAGTTCTCCTCTTCCTCTTCCTCAGTCGCCTTGACTTCCTCAGCGGTCACGGGAGGCTGTATCGCTACAACCTCGATCCCCTGTGCCGAAAGGAATTCGTCAAGCGCCGACAGTGCCTCATCCTCAGTCTTGTATCCGCCATGGAGAACGATGGTGCCAGGGTTGCGGTTCGGGTGGACCGACGCAACTTCCCATGTCGTTACTTGGCGCTCATCGGCCACGCCGCGAACGACGAACCCCATTCCATTCTCAAGGTTTTCAATTCGAGTCTTGCTGTGCCGGAACCACATCTCAGATAGCCCCTATCACGCGTTGGTGGTCAGCTTGACGAACGGAGAAAGCGTGTTGCTAGAGCCATTCTGCGGCGTGATCGGAGAGGTGATCCACGGACGACCGTCGAGACGCTCGATCACACGGAAGGCGGTAACGTCGTTAGCGAAGCGGAAATCCTCGCTCTGACGCGCGCTCATCGCCTGCCGATCGCCAATCAGGTAGAACCCGAAATCGACGAAATTGATATCACCCGTGGTGCCGATGGCGCGCGCCTTCTCAGACACGATCACAGGGCAACCAAGGATGCTCAGGGGCATGCTGGTGCTACCCGAGGGGAACCCACCACCACCCAAGAGAATCGGGTTTGTCGAGCCGGTAAACGGCATTTGCAGCAGGCCGTTAACCACGTCCGGCGAAACGATCCACACCGCGCGGTCAAGCGACTGAGGCAGCATGCGGGAATACATTGCCGCGATGTCAACCCATTCCACGTTTGCGCCTGCAACCGTGGTAGACCGCGTGACGTTCACAGCACCCGGCGCGTTGATGAATCCGAGAGGCTCGCCCACTCCACCACCGATGAAGAATGCGACATCCTCAAACCAAGCGATCGCCTCAGGGAAGATATCCCCGATGAACGCTTCCATGCTCGGGCGAGCGTCCCGAATCAATTCGTTCGGAACCTCTGTGTAGAGCACAAGCTTGTTAGCCCGTAGCTCGATCCGGCCGAAGCGCGGCTGAGACTCCGTGAGGGTCGCGCCTTCCTCGGTCCAGTAGCCCACGATTCCGCCGTAGACGCTCGAAACATTCGAGGTGCTATCCACGGTGGGGAACGGGACAGTTAGGCTATCCATGGGGATTACACGGGCACGAGAACGCACCACGGCGCGCTCTAGTGCGACACGGAGCAACTCCGCGCGGAGGACTTCGGGGATGAGGAAGCCACCGTCAGACGGCTTGACCGAAGACATATCGTTTCGCAGAGTTTCCAACTTCCGCGACGTGGCATCGTTCTTGAAGCCATGCTCCGAAATGGTGTGCAAGAATTCCGCAGCGCTGGCAAACATGCTGTCATGTGGCGCACCAAGTGCGTTCTTGTTGTAGAGCGTGTTCGGCCGGATGCGTGCCCGAGCGTTGGGGTTGTCGAGGTTCAAGCGCTTCGCAACCGCTTCAGTGTCGTTCTGGTTTTCACGCAACCAGTCGATCATGAACTTCTCGGTCTGCTCTTTCGCTTGGTTCATGATGTTCGGATCGCCCTTGAGGCGAGCGTTGATTGAATTCTCAATCCACTCAGCGTGTGCCTCAGGGTCGCTCATCAGTGCCTTGAGCGCAGCGCGGTCAGTGAGAGTTTCAAGAACTTCCTCACTGGTTGTCGCGGCAGGTATGACACGAGCCATTTGTTTACCTTCCTCTTAGTACACGCTGATAGTTCGCGTGGATCTGATCGAAATTGCTTGCGGTGCAAGGGCTAGGTGCTCTGTTCCTGCCCGAGTATTTGTAACCACGGTTGGTGAGGGTATGGCGCTTAGCCATCAGAAGGGCAAGCGCTTCCATTTCCTCTTCCTCGCTTGGTTCCTTCTCTTCGTCGTCTTCCTCACCCTCATCGATTTCGTCTTTGACTTCCTCAGTCTCAGGCGATTCCTCTTCGGTGGGATCAATTCCCGCTTCCTCAAGGGCCTGCCGTACCTGACGCGTGTAAACCGAATCTGCTAGACCTAGCTCTACCGCCTCATCCGCGAACATCCACGTTTCGGCAAGCATCATCGCGCGCCACTCATCAGCTGTCTTTGTTCCTCGTGCGGCGTAGATAGATGCGATGTTGTCTGACTGCATGTCGAGCCACTTAGCTAGCTCGCGCAATTCCTTTGCGTTACCCATCTCTGCCGACATGGCATCGTGAATCATGAGCTGGGAACCGACCATCATTTCAATGTTGTCTCCCGCCATGGCAACGATGCTCGCGGCGCTTGCTGCCATTGAGTCGACTCGCGTCGTCACGTTGGCCGGATGCTGAACTAGCGCGTTGTAGATCGCGATGGAATCAATAACACTTCCACCAGGCGAGTTAATTCGCACTGTGAGGTTCTCGGCCTTGATGCCCTGGAGATCCTGAATGAACTCATTGGCATCAACTCCGAATGAACCGCCAATCTCGTCATAGATGAATACTTCGGCCGCTGCATCATCTTTGCCTCCCTCATCCGCAACATTACGGATGTGATACCAAGGAAGTTTCAGGCTGCCTAGGTCATTCGCCAGCGTCGGATTGAGTGCACGCATGCGGTTGATTAGCTTGGCTTTCGTGCCGTTTATCCGTCGGTAGCTGTGTGGTGTCAACGTATTTCCTCCTCTCTACACGCGAACCTTGGTGCGCTTGGCTGTCGTTGGTGGGGTAGTCATTTGCTCGGTACCGTCCCCCTCCTCTTCCTCGGTTTCGTAGGCGGGGGTAGGTATGCCAACCCAGCGCATACGCGGCAACCCCATTGCATCTGTAACGTCGTCAGGATCAAATCCAGATAGCACTAGTTTCTGTGCGCCTGCTGTCTGGCTGTTGCGTTCGCGGTCTACCGCTTCATGGTTGACGGGTGTTGGATCATCGAAGTCAAGCTCTAGCGTTTTGCCGTTGGCGAACTGCGGCAGAAGGAACGTATTGACAACTGACTTCCATCGGCGCAAGCGAGGGATCGTGTGGTTCTCCGCGAGGATCTCTTTACCCGCATCGGAGTTTGCGCGGTTGACGTCATCCACGGTGCCAAGCATAGGCTTAGGGAAAGCGAACGCCTCACGGATCAGTTCACGCGGGAGGTTCCTCAGCTCAATGAATTGCATGTCCGACATGCTGAACGCAGTGTCAACCCACTTCGCATTTTCAAGCACGGCAACACGATGTGCGTTCGCGACGCCTTGATGCTGTTGCCGCCAACGCTGAATGAATTCGTTGAACTCTCGATCTTCCATGCGGTAGTCAACTTCGATGATGCCGCCTGGCTTGGCACCATTGATGAAGAAGTTTCGATTCCATTCCGCGCTGTACCGGGCTGCATCAATGTCATTCAGTACTGTCTGTACGGGACCCATACCCCGGTAGGGGTCGGCAGGGTTGGGATACTTGAGATGAATTACCTGATCCAGTTCAAGCGGAACCTCCTCGCCATCCGGGCTGATGTACACGTAACCGACAAGGAATTTCTTCGGGTGCTTGACAGGCTGGATTCGGTCCGGGCGTACCGGCCACATCTCGATTACCAGACCACCGATTTTGTGCAGCACGATCACACCCTCGCCAACCAAATCAAGGTGCTGCTGCACAGTCTCCCTGAGCATGTCTCCCGTGTAGAAGTCATTAGGGCGATCCCACACAGTCATGAAGCCATGCCCGAGAACCTCTGTGCGGCGCTTCTTATCGCGTACTGAGGTGCGCCGGTAGAGGTGCCACTCCGTTGATGACACAGCGTTCATGAGTTGGGTCACGATGGCGAACAGGGTTCCGACGCTCCCGTATGCCTCATAGGCGCGCTCACCAATGGGTAAGCCGGAATCACTGCTGAACAACGCAGCGCCGGAACCACTTCCCCCACGCGAGCTTGTGTAGGGCACAGGGGTATCACTCTGGTTGAACAGGCTGAATGCCTTACTGATCAGATCATCCATCGGGTTACTTCCTGCCGTACATCAATGGGTCGGGCTGCGCTGCTTTCGGTTCGGTGGGCCGACCGTTTCCCGTTGTCAACCACGACAGCAGAAAACACGAGATTCCAGCCGCTACGAAACCGGCGGCAGGATGCCAGATAAAGCCTGCATACGTCAAGCACGAGAAACCGGCGAGGTGCATCACTAGCCTAATAACCGTTTGGAACCATGCAGGCGCAGAAGCATCCTTGGTCTTCTCTCGGCTAGCAAAGAACTTAGCGATCCTCAGGGTAACGAACTGTCCTACGGTTGGAACGTCCATTGTGGTCATTGCCTTTCCTCTCCTCTAATTGTAAAGAAAGTTTTCTTTACAGTAAAAATTGGTACCGTGTATCAGCTATCGATGATGGTGACGCGCGCCTTACCCTTGAAATCCTTGAAGCATGTCATATAGCGATCGGTGTCTGCCCCGTGGTCATCGCGCTTGACAGGCTCATCCTGTATCCGCCCATCGGCGCTGACCTTCCACACGTACGCGGGATACTCATCTTGCGTGCACGTGGGTAGCAGGTTATCCACCAGATACTGATCGCGCTCTACCAACGCATCCGCCATCAGATAGAACCGCGCTAACCCAGTTCCCTTGTCGCGCTTGAGGCGTTCCTTGTGAAGGTTGATTCCTTCATACACGTTCTTGATTGCATTCTGCGTGCCTAGGCCAGTGGCCTTCTCAAACGTGCGCCTGCCCTCAGCGTCCCAGTCACAGATGATCGCCGTTGGTTTTGGCTCAATCCATTGGCGTTCAACACGAACGCGCTCTACCCGATTGATGTGATCGAGCCATTTGATTTCCACCTCTGGGCAAACGATATCTAGAATGGTTTGTGCATGCTCAAATACGGTTCGGTTGGTATGGTAAATCTCTCGGTACATATATAGACAACCGTCTTCAGGATCTTCCGCGTAGCACTTGAGCACGAAGGGGTGTGTCATGCCGAAGTCAATTACCCAATACCGTGTCCAGTCGGCAGGCAGGGGCAGGCGGTTACCCTCAGCATCGAAGTCCCATTGCAGCACATGGTAAGCGGGATCGAACTCCTCATAGACGATTCCCTCAGCGCTGACCCATAGCCCAAGGCGCAAACGCTTGTGGCGCACCCCGGTTAGGTTGTCCAAGATATTGATATATTTAGCACCCTGATTGGTTACCTGGTAGGTGCCATCCGGCAACAATTCGAATAGCCGGGGGTTGTCTTCGTGGCGAGATTCGATGAGCGTGCATAGCCCTTCGTTGCAACGGAGCTTGAGCCAATGCTTGTCGCCTGCTGGGTTGCAGTCCATGATTAGCTGCTGGAAAGTCATTACCCAGTTACGAAGTCGAGTCTTGATAAATTCAAGATCCTCAACCGTGATCTCTGTCGCTTCCTGAACGTACACAATGTCATACTCGGATGACATGATGCGCGTTGGCTTGTCGAGTCCGCCGATCACTACGCGTGACCCGTTCTTGAATCGGTACTGTGGCGGTTCCTCTGAGCTACCGCCGTAGTACACAACCTCGCCAGTCTCAAGAGCTTCCTTGACAACGTATTTACGCCACGTGTCCAGGGCGGTAGATCCTAGGCTGGCCAACGTCTTACGCAAAATCAGCGCCTTGGTGTTTGGCGTGAGCAGGCAGGCTAGATAAAGTTTCTCTAGGCAGGCGCGACTCTTGCCCGTACCGGCAGGGCCTGAGATGAGCACCTCTTCCCCGCGTGCCTCAAGTACTTCCTTGCATCCTCCCCTTGGTGAGTAGTGGTGAGTCTTCGTCCGTCGTGCGGGTTTCTGTCGACGCTTGAGCGCGGTTGCCATTTCGATCCCCAAATTGTAAAGAAAGTTTCCTTTAATCAATTGTAAAGAAAGCTTTGTTTAACGCAGTTGCTCCATGTCAATTCCCTCAATGTTGACATTGAGCATTTCGTTGGTGCCAGACTCGCCGGACCCACGGTGCAGAAGTTGACCTAGCTCGTTTGCTGCCAGCGCTAGATAAGATCGAAACTCCCTGAGCGCCGTGCTCAGGTCTGCGCCGACAAGGTCACCGTGCGCCGCATCCTGGAATTGCAATTCGGCCAGATCTTGCAGGCGCTTGAGCCGCTCGAACTTGTTGGTTATCCACAGCTCATCCAACTCCGTGGGGGTTGGCTCAGTGCCCTCTGTAGCCCGCTGAGAGCCACGCTCAGCCGCTAGCGCTATCGCCTGGTGGTTCTCTCTGGCGAAGCGCTTCAGTGACGCCACAGACCGTTTGAAGCGTTCTGCAAGCTCAGTAGCCGTGCCTTGCCTTAAAGCTATCGCGGTAATTAGGGCATCCCGTACAGCTGGTGTCATTCTCTCCATAAGCCGTGAAGTGTAGCACCAGGCCAAATACAAGATCAACTTGTGGGCAAAAGAAAAGGCACCCCGAAGGGTGCCTCTCCCTTGCTCAGCCGATCATGCCCTCAAGCACGCGCTGCTCAGCCTTAGCCTTGCGAGCCTTACTCTTAACCGTCCGGCGACGCTTGTCAGCAGCAGTGTTCTTGGTCGCGCACTGCTCTGCACTCTGGCAAGTGGTCGGGTGCTGGCAAGCGTGCATCCAAGCGCTAGCAGCTTCCAGGATGGCCTGAGCGTCAAGCTCAGCCTGAGCGTCAATTGCCGCTTGGTCGTGAGCAGCAAGGCGAATCTTCGAAACGATCAACTCAAGCATCATGTAAATGATTACCCAAGTTGCGCCTTGGATCATCGCACCAGGCGATCCCCATCCGCTGAAGATGTTGACTGCCAGGCTGAGCGAGCCACAAACCAATTGCAGCCAGCGGCCGATCGTGCGGGTTTCCTTGGCAAAGCTCTTGTGCTGTAGCAGCACCCCGAAGATTGCCAGGCCGTCAACCGCGATCGGCATGCTCATTGCGCCGAACCCGTACAGGCCGAGCTTGTTGAACGCGTGGATGAAGTGGCTAAAGCTGATGGACAGGGCACCAATCAGGTAGCCCTTCGCGATGACCTTCGCGAGCTTGTAACGCTTGTTGTCTTCGACGTTGGCGTTACGGGTGGTGGTCGTGTTCATGGCGATCTCCCTAGCTAATTGTAAAGAATGCTTTCTTTAGCGCTGAGTGCACTCGGCTAGACAGCCTCCGTAGAGGCTGCCCAACCGTAGGGCGATCAGAGCTCGATTGCGAGGTTATTGATTTCCCGGTACCGGTAAACGCTGGCTACGTACTCAGCGTGCTCAGAGTCGCCGTACTGCATTTCCCGCTCGATGATGAGCAGTGCAGTAGCGTCGATCTCTTGGCGACGGCAGTCATAGCAGTCGCGCGATTTGCATGAGCAGTCGATCAGGGTGTTCATGGCGATCTCCTTTGTGCCCTACGTGGCGCAGGGCTAGCCGCTCAGCACCCGGACTGTGAGGGGTGGTGAGCGTTTCTGTTTCTCTTTGCCAGCGATCTAGGTTTCTCGGATCAGGTGTTTCGCCGGGCTTCGTTTTTGGGTTCCGCACCGTATCTGTGCCCGCATCCGCGTGGTTCACTTTCACTGGCTAGGTACCAGCACTCGCGTTCGGGATCTTTTCTCGGTGGCGCTTCCCTCAACTTCCGGCTACTCCATATTTCCTTATCGGAGTGGCTCGCTGCGCTATTCACTTATAGGTAGAACTATAGGGAGAGAGCAAGGGGAATGCAATAGCCTTTCACCAGGCAATTCATAAGGCAATTCAATTCGAATTAGAATGGGGTCGGAATTGCTATTCAATTCCTGCCCTAGTATGTCCGGTTTTGATAGGAACTCGAAAGTAATTTGTACCCTGCGTTAACGATCTTTAGAGCATACAAAACGGACATGACTTAGTTACTTCATGCCTGGAACGAATTTAATCAACCAAAAGTACTAGCCGCAAAAGAATTCAATTCGGACATAACTAGTTTGTGAAGCAAAACTTTTATAATTATCGGACATTTCGAAAGATCGTTTAGACAAAACGGACACTACAATTAGTTATTTGTCGAGAGGAATTCATTTGCAAAAGCCCTGGTTGACAGCCTCGCGCGGTTCCCTTAGGGTGGCTTTTTATGACAGCTGACCAGGCGCAGACCATAATCAATTTGCTAGGGACGCTGGTGTTCCTAGGCACGATCACCACGGGCATGGTGTCGGCAGGCGTTGCGGTTTGGTTGCGCGATCACGCCAACCGTTAACGTTAATTAACTTAACAATTACTTTGGACAAAAAGAACTCCCCCTCTTGCAACGAGAGGGGGAGTTGTCTTGCGTTAAATCAATTACGCGTCCGGGGTACGCTCGCGCGGCTCACCAGCGGTGACCTCGAAACGCTCACCCAGGCCCGCAACCACGTTCACGAGAAAGTCACCGGTCACGACGCGACCGTTGGTGTTCACGGTGCCAGTAACGATGGCTGAGCCAAGGCCACCAAGCGCGCCAGCGGTGATACCGCCCTGAACGTCGTTGGCAACAAGTTCGACGAACGCAGCGCCTTCCTCATCCACAGTCCATGCAACATCCGCGTCAGCGGGTGCCGCAGCAGGATTGCCCATCTCGTCAGTCCAATTGCCTACCGCGAGGTCAACTTCCTGATCTGCCATGAGATCCATGATTAGATCTACCTTGCCTTTCCTTGCTGGATTGGTTACGGGAGTATTGGTTGCTTGTCCGGGACCATTCGGCCGCTCACGAGGTGCGCCGATATGGAATACCGGATTGAGCCGCTTGCCTTTAACGATCAATCGACGTTGCTCGATTATATCGCCACGGTCAATGAGCAGCCCTTCTAGTGCATCAAACATCCGGCTATCCTCCGTTCGGATGAGCGCATGATACCCGATGCGCCAGACTTTGCAACATACCCACATCAGGGACACCACAGAGGGTTTCTTCAGCCGTTGGGTCGTTGTCCCGTTCAGCGCCTTTTTCCCGGCTGGCAAAGCTGACACCCTCCTCATAGACAGGCTCACCTCTCCTAGGAATTTACAGGGGCTACTGAGGGGCGCGGTTGGTGGTCTACAGCAAGTCATGCGACGTGGGTCGTTCGCCATTCCGCCATCCGTCGCCAGCGCCACTGAGCGTTTCAAGATGGAGGCTGATCCAATGCGAGGCTTCATCGAAGAGAGAGTTAGCTTTGAGGGCCGAGCGTTTACAGCGCGCACGGAGATCTACGCGGCGTATGCGACATGGGCAGCGATGAATGGATTTCATCAGATGTCAGCTCAGCGATTCTATGAATCATTTACTGCGGCGTGCGTTGACACAAAGCAATCTGTAATGCGCGCAGCTATATTGCACGGGGTAAATGGGTATCGGGGAATTACCTTAGGGCGGCAATAGATTTAACCCCCCGGGGGTGGGGGCAGGTATAAGGGGTGGGGTCAGACTATATTGCAATATGGAGGTAACCTCTAATATGCAGTATGGTTTGGCCCTACCTTTTGACCCCACGTCCACCCTTATTAATTCTTGTTGCGCTGCAACACATTCTTTCGGTCCTTACAATGAATTAAAATAAATCAATGTTTGGTTTTGTTGTATTCGAGACATGGAAATATTTCGATCGCTACAATTAGTTACTCGTCACTAAAAGTAATTGTGACGGTCGGTAATCAAAAAAGTCCAGTGACGATCTTCAATCTTTCGGCCATCGGGCACAGAGTTACACTAATAAAATCCCACCGTCCAATGTGGACACAGCGCCTTATACATTTTGCAAATAGGTTCTGACCAGCGCTAATGCACTGTCCTATCCGGACCGAACAGAGATTGATATTAATCGATACGTATGGATATACACCACCCGCCAGCGCGAGCATCGACCCACTGAAGCGTTTGAATATAGAGCCCCGTCACTTTAAGTTACTAATTACGCTCCGTTATTTTAATCAATTTAAATATAAACTAAATCAACTTAATCAATAAAAAATTCCATCAAATTCAAACAAAAATAAATTTAAATAAATGAATTAACACAATACGACATATACGT